CTTGAATGATGAAAGCAAAGGAAACTAAATTAAAAGATGCATATCTTATTACTACTCCTCGTTATGATGATGAGAGAGGATTTTTTATTGAATCATTTAGTCTTAAAAAATTTAGAGAAGTAACTGGTGTAGTTGATGATTTTGTGCAGGATAATCATTCAAAGTCATCAAAAGGAGTTTTGAGAGGACTTCATTATCAAACCAAACATCCACAAGGTAAATTAGTTAGATGTACTCAAGGATCAGTTTACGATGTTATTGTAGATCTTAGAAAAAGTTCACCCACCTTTGGAGAGTCATATGGGGTTGAGTTATCTGAAAACAATAAAATGTTATGGGTTCCGATAGGATTTGCTCATTCATTTTATACCTTAAGTGATTATGCTGAATTTGAATATAAATGTACTGATTATTATTATCCAGAGTCAATGGAAACTTTGATGTGGAATGATCCAGATTTAAATATTGAATGGCCATTTGAAGGTGATCCTATTTTATCTGCTAAAGATCTTATTGGTAAATCATTTAAGGATTGTTTTAAGTATGAGTATGAATAAACTTTCGGTTTACGGTGGCACTGGTTTTATTGGTGGCACTTTTTGTAATTTGTATTCTGATAATGTTTTAAAAATTCCTCGTGAGGAAAGAAAACCTTTATCAAAAGATATAATTTATTTTATTAGTACCACTACTAATAGTCATGTATTTAAAGATTTGCATGTAGATGTGGATACTAATCTGACTGTATTGATGGATGTATTGGAACACTGTAAGGATGAGAATATTACTTTTAATTTTGTAAGCAGTGCATTTGTTTACGGAACAGATGTCATTGATGCAAAGGAGGATGATATTTGTGAACCAGGTGGTTTTTATTCTATTACTAAGAGGTGTGCAGAACAGTTACTTATATCGTATTGTAAAACATTTAATATTAAATATCGTATTTTAAGAATTGCTAATGTTTATGGTGATGATAAGACTGTTTCATCACAGAAGAATGTTCTTAAGTTTCTCATTAGTTTAATGAAAGAAGATAAACCAATTACTCTTTATGATGATGGTATGCAACTTAGAGATTACATGCACGTTAGTGATATATGTCGTGCTCTGAAACTTGTTATAGAAAGGGGTGAAGAAAATTCTATCTATAATATTGCAGCAGGAGATCCTTTACCTTTTAAAACAATTATGGAAATGGCAAAAGATTACTTGGGTAGTAGGAGTAAATTTAATTATACTGAGTATCCTGAGTTTAATAAGGTTGCACAGGCATACAATTATTCCGTTAATGTAGATAAATTAACAAAACTGGGATTCAAACCATCCATCTCTTTTGATGAAGGGTTGCGATCTTTATGCATTTAATGTATAATATAAATTAAGGAAATGTTTTACTATGAGTGAATACAAAAAAACAGCATTAGTATTAGGTGCAGGTGGATTCATTGGAAGTCATATGGTCAAAAGACTTAGATCTGAAGGTTACTGGGTTAGAGGTGTAGATTTAAAATCACCAGAGTTCTCTAAAACTGAAGCAAATGAATTTGTCTATGGTGACTTAAGAGATATTGATTTTGTAAAAAGAGTTATAGGGTTTAAAGGATATCAGGGAAACTTTTATAATAGTGTTCCTTATAGATTGATAGAATCATTTGATGAGATATATCAGTTTGCTGCTGATATGGGTGGTGCAGGGTTTGTATTCAGTGGTGATAATGATGCAGATATAATGTATAACTCTATAACAATTAATTCAAATCTTCTTGAGTGTCAACGTTTGATAAATTCGGATAAGAATGAAAGTAAGACAAAGATATTCTTTTCATCCTCTGCGTGTATGTACCCAGAGCATAATCAATTAGATCCAAACACACCAGACTGCCGTGAAGAAACTGCTTACCCTGCTAACCCTGACTCCGAATATGGATGGGAAAAACTCTTCTCAGAAAGATTATATCTCGCTTATAGTCGTAACTATAATATACCTGTGCGTATTGCTCGTTACCATAACATATTCGGTCCAGAAGGAACATGGGATGGAGGAAGAGAAAAGTCTCCTGCAGCAATCTGTCGCAAAGTGGCTCAACTCCCGAAGGATGGTGGAACCATCGAGGTGTGGGGAGATGGCTTACAAACTCGTTCCTTCTTGTTCGTTGATGAATGCGTCGAAGCAACCTATAGATTAGTACAATCAGACTTTACTGGTCCTGTGAATATTGGATCTGAAGAGATGGTTACTATCAATGAACTTGTTGATACAGCAGCAAGAGTTGCAGAGAAGACTATTAATAAGGAATACATTGATGGTCCTCTTGGTGTTCGTGGTCGTAATTCAAACAACGATTTAATACGTGAAAAATTAGATTGGGACTATTCTCAAACATTAGAGGAAGGTATTCGTAAAACATATGGTTGGATATCATTACAGGTAGCAAAAAAAGAATTAACATCTCATCCTGATATTGATGATTTAATTAATCAAAGAGAAATAGAAAAATTGAATAATAAAAAGGAACCAGAAAAAAATATTTTTGGGAAATTTTGGGATTGGATGGAGCAATAGTTAAATGATTAAACTTGTTATTCTTGATGTTGACGGTGTAATGACCGATGGTAAAAAATATTATGATCGTGATGGTAATGTTGTTTTAAAAAATTTTTGTGATAAAGATTGGACTGCTATTAAACGTTTTCGTGCCATAGGTATTCCTGTTGTGTTTTTAACTGGAGATCCTTTTAATGCAATCATATTAAAAAATAGAAATCTCCCCTACGTTGTTAATAGAGGTGAGGGTTTCCACAGAGACAAAGTAAATTTTATTGATGATATTCTTGAGGAGTATAAATGTGAGTCGAAAGATGTAGTTTACCTTGGGGATGATATATTTGATTATGGTATAATGGAAGTAGTAGGACATCCATATTCTATGGCAGACTCACCTTCAATACTCCAAAACATTTCTATACCTCTTTCTTGTAAAGGAGGAGAGAATGCAATAATGTATCTTTTTGAAGATTTAGAAGAACTTGAAATTATTCCTAGAGTTCCATATGATATAGTTATGGATAAAATCTATGAACTTGATTTGAAGGAAAAATTTTAATGAAAGACATTTCGTTATATGGACATTTGACTATTGATAATCTTATTGATGGTGAAACAGAAAAGAAGACTCTTGGTTCAATAGCAAACGTATGGAAAGCACTTATTGAATTAGACTCTTCTTTAAACATTGGATTATCTCCAATTGATATTGGAGAAGCACTTATTTACATTGATAAGAAATCAGCAACTAGAGTAAGTAAAGCAAGTTTAAATCTTAAGAAGTTTAGTCCAAAGGTTTTTGAATCTAAGATTCATCATTTAACATACTTGAATGAGATGTCTGAAAGAAGTTTTATAGCTTCTCTTGATGGTATAATCACAGCAGATATATGTCCAGGCAGACCTGTAATGAAAGAAGTTTTATCACAGATTGATTATCTTTTTATATCTGATGAAGACTGTGATGACTTTACTGGTTTAGTGGAAGCAACAAAGGGATGGGTTATACTTCATAGTGCTACTGGTAGTATTTGTTCTAATGGTGAGGATGAATTCTTTTGGAAACTTCATGAAGATGACATACTAAAGAATGTAAATGTCCTTGGTGCTGGTGATATATTTGCTTCTTGCTGCTTATATAAATTACTAGAGAAGGATAATGATATTCATAATTG